GTTGTTAAATAGGCATCCCGGGAGTGTATGGAAGTATCTTTCAGTATTAAAAAAAATCAATCATTAGAGGTATTCCCTTGAACGGATTGTCGGGAAGCCGAGTAATTGTATACAACGTGATGCAGCTATGCGCTCGTTTTAATGGCGCATAGGTGCTGTTATAGGCTGTTAATTTTTAATCACATAAACAATAAAACAATGAACACAAAAAAGTATTTAGAAGAACTATTGGAAGGGTCAGGACACCTAAACCCATTCCGAATGAAAACAAATGATAAAGCTCCAGATTATGGAGGTTACATCAAAATTGATGACAAAATCTATCGAGTTTCTGCTTGGGTAAAAAACAAAGGCGGTAAAAAAAGTATATCGTTAAAAGCAGTAGAGGCAGATTCGGAAGGGTCTATTAATAGCCTATAACGTATATATATACGTAATACGCTTATACAGCCAATTTGGGTGTGTAAGCGTAACGAACGGCGATGCATATCGGGTATAAAGTAAAACAAAATTTTGAATTAAAGATAAAACTATGATAGAGCAGGAAACATCAAATACCCACTTAACCGCCAATGGAGTATTAGCCACTGCCGTTTTTCATCCTTGCGAATTTATTTATTCTTTAGGTTCAAATGGTTTAAAATATGGCTATGATAAAGGTATTTGCCGGATTACCGGAAAAGAAAGTGAAGGCATTATATTTGATAAGTGGGTTAAAGATACATTTACAGATTTAGGCAGATTAAAACCGGGAACGATAATCAGCAATGAGGCTTTATTCTGCTTCGATGAAGCCAGCGAAATTATTCAGAAAAAAACGGGCAAAGAAAAGCTGCAACGCTTTCGCACTTACTCACATATAATATGTAATGGTGAATGGCATTGCTGCACAAAGGCAGATAAGAAAAAGATATTCGAACTTATATGTTCCGGTGCAGAATTAGTTTGCCTTACTGATTCTGGGCAAAAACATGTTTTATTTAAGCATAAACCGGGCATGTGGCAATTGGATGAAATGTTTATCATTCCTGATATTTATTTGCTTAAATTCCTTCACGCTCACATGTGCGAGTTAATGAAATTAGGTTTTTCTCAAACTGAAATACTAACCGGTAATTACATTTCAAACCGTGTTTTAAAAGCCGGATTACAGGCTTGGAAAGAACTTGATGAGCCAATTAAAAAACATAGAGGTTCGCAAATGATGGAATTTGCCGGGTGGATGCTTTTTATTGATGAAGAAAGCAAACAGAAAATTCAGGATAGTTATAAAAAACAGGATAAGCCTAAACCTGTGGAAAATACAGGCAAAACAAATCAATTAGAATTATGGTAACACAAGAAATGGTAGCCGAAAACCTTCTCTGGGGTTTGTGGCGGTGCATCACAGAAGATTACAAAGACAAATACAAAAAAGAATGTTGGGAGCATTTTGAAAATGCTATTAAATCAGCTTCTTATACCGGAAGTTTGAAAGTATTTTTAACCAACTTTCAAAAGCGTATACCCGTTGATTTACAGGCTCAGTACACTAAATATATATTGAGTATTGTTGAAGCCGGAGAAGATGAACAGGTATTGGATTGGTTGCGAACCGAAGCGACTTATTTAGTTATGCTTGTTCGGCTCCGTAATCAGGACAGAAAAGAAATGTTAAAACTTAATAACGAATAACATGAAAACATACATTTTAGAAGGAATTGTAACCGCTTTGAGCAGTATTAGTCACAATGGGGGCGAAAAAAATGGAGTTGTAACACAGTTACGTCGAGAAAAGTTTGTCCAAAAAAATGGTAAGGTAATCGAAGTTCCTGTAATTTCCGGTAATTCAATTCGTGGAAAAATGCGGGATATTGCCGCTATTGAAATTCTTACCAAAACGGATGGTGTAAAAATTAAAGTTGATGGCGATTCTTTCAATCTACTATTCACAGGCGGAAGTTTAGAAAGCACCGGAAGTGAAGGAATAAATATTGAAAAGGTGCGTCAAATGCGTAAAGATATGCCTATGTTATCAGTTTTAGGTGGTTCGGTTGGCAACGTTATTATTCCCGGGAAATTGGATATGGGCAAAATGATTCCTATTGCAAAAGAAACCTTACACTTAATCCCGGAAAAATTTCACGGTACCGATGAAATAAAAAGCATTTGGGAGTACTGCCAGGTTGAAATGAACACCCGTAAAGATGATTCGAAAGATGAAAATTACCGGGAATTTCTTAACGATGATGAAAAGAAAAAAGGTAATCCGGTTCAAATGATGTACCAGGTTGAAACGCTTGCTGCCGGTACCCGATTTTATTGGAAAATATGTTTGAGAGACACAAATGACATTGAAACAGGGGCTTTTCTTCAAACACTACAAAAATGGAGTGAACAGGCTGCGCAGGTTGGTGGAAATGGTAGGGTAGGACATGGAGCTTTAAAAGTTGAATTGATGGAAACAAAGGCTATTGATTCAAATGTGAAGTTCGATAACGACGAATTTGTTTCTTTTGTCGATAAATACAACGAGGAAAAAAAAGATGTTTCGTCATACTTTGAAAAAGGTATTTCAAAAACGCTTTTTGATTCAAAAGACAATGGATAAAAAAACCGCTCTATTATACGCCCAGCTTAATCCTTATAAAGCCTTGGTGAATAGAACATCAGGCTTTATAAGGTGGGCTTTGGAGCGTGTAGAAAATCCGTATGTCGCATGTTCTTTTGGGAAGGATAGCGCCGTGATGCTTCATTTGTGCCTTAAACATCGCTCGGATATTCCAGTACGTTTTGCGTCTCATCCAGAAACTAGACTTTTAGACAATTACGAAAGTGTTATAAATGCTTGGATTGACAAAGGAATTAATTACCATGAGATATTTTGCGATGGTGGATTGATTAAAGTGAAACATGCGCAAAGAGACGCATTAGATGCAATGAATGAGAATTGGGATTCTTTTTTTGTAGGAATCAGACAGCAGGAATCTGTTGGTAGACGAATTACTTTAAAAAAATACGGTATGTTTCATAAACTTGCCAATGGACGAATTAAAATAAGTCCAATGTCTGAGTGGACTGAAAAAGATATTGCAGCCTATGTTTTATCAAACGATTTACCAGTGCTTTCAAAATATAGCATTGAAGGGTTTTCTTCAAGAACTACAAGCGGAATTCCAAGAACAAATATTTCAGAATGCTTGCAATCATTGAAAAGTAGAGATATTCAAGCATTTAATAAATTATGTCAATTATTTACTGATGTAAATGAATTTATATGAACGAACCATTTAAAAATTTAAGAATTCGCTGTTATCTTCAGACAGGAGTAATAAGCGACCAATTTTTACCGCTCGATAGTATTTTGTACTATCATCTTGTACGCCGTGAAATCGGAGAAGAAACTATAACGAAGCCAGGAGAAAGCAACATACGGGAAGGACAAGGAATAACGCTACCTATTAAAAAAGGCGGGCGAAAAGATGAAACATGGTTTTATCACTGCTCATTCGCCCAATGGCCTGACCATGTAATCGAAGATTCCAGCTTCAAAGTAAAGCAAGGCGATTGGCTCCGGCATACCGATTTTTTAAACGACAAAACAAAGAGGGTAGATATTCAGAGGGGAAAGTTTAAAGCTTACCACATTAAAATGTATTACCGTTTTGCAAATTACATTGATTGGTATTGCGTTGGCTGGCCTGATAAAATTGCGGAATTACTTCAATTTTGCACCGGACTGGGAAAGAATACAGGCGATGGTTGGGGACAAGTAAAAAAATGGGAAGTAACAGAATGGCCGGAAGATTGGAGTATTAGAGGCTTTAATAATAAACTTATGCGGAATGTGCCTTTGAATGACCAAGATGGACGGGGATTTCTTTATGGAATACGTCCTTCATATTGGAATTCAAGACATCAATTCCTTTGCAAAATGCCTGACTGATGATAAAAAATTATACAAATCCCTTTTATATTAAAAAAAAGGTTATATTTGTAGTGATGATGGTTTGATGGTTTAGTGGTTTTCGTTTTTTTGTTCCCCCGGGTCTAATTTGCTTAGGCACCGGGGTGTTTTGTATCTTTACACTATGAAAAATAAAATAATGATTTATGTGGAATACAGTATCATATATGTTTTATAAAAATTATTTTGATGGAATTAAAAGTTTTGAAAAATGAAATACGGCGAAGAAACAACAAAAAAAATATGTAAAATGCTATCTGAAGGGTACGGAAGAGTAGCAACAATAAAGGCAGTAAAAATAAATTATCAGACATTTATAAACTGGATGAATGATGAGCGTAAAGTAGAATTCTTAGAAGCTATAAAAAAAGCAGAGGGTTCCGGTAAGGACTTTATTAAAGATGTCTGTAAAACAAGAATAATAGATGATCCAAGTTGGCAGTCGGCTGCATGGTGGCTGGAACGTAACTACCCTGAAGAATTTGGAAGACGGCAGGCAATAGAACACAGCGGCAAAATTGAACGAGATGAGATAAAAGTGATCGTAGCTGATGAAAAAACTGCAGAGGAAATAAAGAAAATGATTAATAAATGAGTACAATAGCTGTTACTTCTGTATTTTCTAAAAACATCACCGCTTTTAATCAGGGTAAACGGTTCATTATAAACCAGGGGGGTACGTCTTCAAGTAAGACATATTCTATTATGCAGCTTATTTATCTTATTTCAAAATATAAAGAGATTAACCTTATTAGCGTTGTTTCTGAAACAATGCCACACATCAAAAAGGGTGTGATGCGTGATTTTTTTAACATATTAGGCGATTCATATTCGGATAAGATGCACAACAAAACAGATAACATTTACACTATAAACGGCACTGATGTAGAGTTTTTCGGGGCAGACAATCCGGGACGTGTACGAGGGCCGAGACGGGATATTCTGTTTTGCAATGAAGCGAATAACATCAAAAAAGAGATATTCGATCAGCTGGAAGTGCGTACTAATAAAGCTATATTCATTGATTTTAACCCGGTAGCCGAATTTTATATTCACGACCTCATCAATTTACAAAATGCAGCGTACATTCATTCGACATATAGAGATAATCAATATTTGAATGAGGAGATAATAAAAAGTATTGAACGAAGAAAGGATTTAGATCCAAATTGGTGGAGGGTATACGGATTAGGAGAGGTAGGTAATATAGAAACACTTGTATTCTGGAATTGGGATCAGGTTGATGTATTACCACAAAAAGGAATTAGCGTATGGGGTTTAGATTTCGGGTTTTCGAATGATCCAACTGCCCTAATACATTGTGTCATTGATAAAGAAAACATATATTTAGATGAGGTGATATATAGCACCGGACTGTTAAACACTGATATAAGCAGAAAAATGCAAGAATCAGGGATGATAAAAAGGAAGGATACAATAATAGCCGACAGTGCAGAACCAAAAACTATTGAGATGTTATATGTAGAGGGATGGAATATTAAAAAATGTGATAAGGGGAAGGATAGTATTGAATTCGGTATCGACATTATGAAGCAACACAAAATACATATCACGAAAACAAGTATTAACCTTATAAAAGAATTTAGAAACTACGCATACGAAAAAGATAAGTATGAAAACATATTGAATAAGATAGTAGATAAATACAATCATGGTATTGATGCTTCAAGGTATGCAATAACAAGCGTTGTAAAGCCAAATCGTGGGCGTATTTTATCATTTAGTAGTACAGGTAATGCAAATTGGTAAAAAATGTATTATTTTTGTATATGTTAATTAAAATGTTATCATTATGGAAAAGAGAAAAACAACAACAAAAAAAACAAATGTTAAGAATCTTAAAGACAGGGATGTTATCGTAAATGTGACCCCTAAGGTTATTGCATTATCTGACGTGATTGATAGTTTCGATGATTTGATCGAAGGTATTTTGATGGCTGACGCTGAGGGCTTGATGTATGGAAAGAAGATGACCCGGGAATTAGTGCGAATGAAACGGAAAGTAGAGACAAAAATACGATAATATGCTGGTGCTAAAAATACACGGTAAAGATTATCTTTTCAAAAACGAATGGAAGGATATTAGTATTCGTGATGCTATAAACTTTATAAATGTAGAACAGCCACCTGAACATAAAGAGTTGATAGATATTTTAACGCAAAAAGGAATAAAAGAATATCTACGTTTATATAAAAAGAAATCAGCAGCAGTAAAAAATAAAATATTGCCAGGATATTACAGAAGCCTGCTGAAAACATTATCAGATATCCCTGATGAGGTGTTAGAGAATATTATCCCATCTGAATACGAGCTATTTTACAACTCATATATAATTAACCTGCATTTATGTCTATTAGTAAAAGATGATCTGTTACATGAAAACATAACGCATTTTGATTTTAATGGTGATAGATATTATTTGCCTCATGTTGGCCGGTTTGTAAACGGGCAAGCAAAATATGGTATTGATATGTTCACGATGCAGTTTACTGAAACGGCGGATTTATTAGTGAATGCTGATAATCTTGAAAATGGATATATGGAATCGTTGCCTTATATGATTGCTATCTTATGCCGGAAAAGTAGCGATGAGAAATACAACGAAGACGAGATAATGCGAAGGGCGGATATGTTTTTAGATTTGAATATGGATGTAGCTTTTTCAGTGAATTTTTTTTTACTTCGATGTTTGAGAGTATTAAAACCCATTATCCCATCTTTTTCGCAGGTGGAAACGTCAAAGCAAGTATTGCAGCAACAAATTCCGGCTTAGCGAAATGGGGATGGTACGGGAGGGTGCTATCAACAGCAAAGATTTACGGGTATAAATTACATGAGATACAACAAATAAATATTTACGAATTTTTAGATTTAGCAGCTTATGAAATCACAGAAAAGAACTTCGAAAATAAATACATTGAATATAATCGGTAAAGGGTTGAGTATAAAAGATTTCGATATGCAAGACTTGTATGGCGATGTAATGGCTATTAATGACGCAATACACATTGTGCCTGATGCGATGTATTGTGTCTTTTGGGATGAGAAGACACAAAACAAGGAATATTTGCATGATATTGCGAAGAAAGTAAATAAAGATGTGATCACTATCAGCATAAATAAGAATAAGGCTGATTTACAGTATGTGAACTATGGTAGTAGCAATAAATGGGCTGATGTGCGTAGTTTGGATTGTAACATAATTCCAAATGTGAATTTGACGGGATTAATGGCACTTGCAGTAGCGATAAGACTGCAATACAGAAAAATTTACCTGTTTGGGATAGACGGTAAGCGTTGGGGGGATGTAGATCATTATGACGGAACAAAAACAAAATGGGATACTGATAAATGGACTAAATATAATAAATATTATGTTGAGTATATTCGTGATGCTGATATAACAAATGTAATCAACCCTGAATATCCTTCTGTTGTTGAAGGTGTAAAACGAATCACTTATGAACAATATCGAGAAATCGCAAATAAGAAAAGAGCTATTAATAATGTTATTGCAGATGATGTGCGAGAGGGAACTGCCACCAGCAGGAAAGAGATACATAAAACAACTAATAAAAAATGAGTGTAACACAATCAACAAACACCTTGAGGGATTGGGTGGCGTCGAAAGTAGCGACAATATCGAGCGTGAAAACGTTTAAGTTTGGATGCCCATACGATATAAACGCTGTAATGCGTTCAAATAACTATCCGTTATTTTTGATGGTTCCACCCGATTATCAGCGAGATAATTACACACCAAACAGTAACAGTCCAAAACGTTGCATCTATGATTTGGATTTTTGGCTTTATGATAATGTATTGCAGTCAGAGTATGAGGATATAGAAGAAACTTATGGAGCCCTCGAAACGAAAATGTTTGCATGTCTTGATGCAATATTTAGTGAACTAACATTGTTATCACCGGCAAAGAAGCTACAAGTAATATTTTACCCAGATGTCGGAAATGATAAGGTAAGGGCTTTGCAGGTTATGATAAAAGGATATTTTAATTTATGTTATTAAGAAATGTTAAATGACTTGCAAAATATTGTAGTACCGTACATTGAACAAGAAATTGAGAATGAGTTAACAGCACAGGGGCATAAGTTAACGGGATCGATATTCGAAAAAGCGGAGACAAAAGTAAGTGCAAATAATGGTGTATATGTGATAGAGGGGTATTACCCTTATTATGCTAAATATTTAGAGCAAGGAGTAAAAAAGGATAATATCCCATACACGATTGGAGGGCAAAGAAGGGGCGGAAAATCAAAGTATATAGAAGCGTTGATTTATTATGCTGAGAAAAGAAACATGAGAAATCCAAAAAGTGCCGCATTTGCTATTGCAGCAAAACATAAAAAAGAGGGGATGCCGACATCCGGAAGCTATAAGTACAGTATAAATAGCCGGCGATTGGATGCGTTCAAAACAGTATTAGAAAATAAAAAGGTGTTAGAAAAAATAGATAGTGTTTTATTTGGAAAAATTAATATTGTGATGAAAAACATAATACAACGTGACGTATGAGTATAACAATGACACAGCCGATAAGGAATGTATTATGTGTGTATATTCCTTTGATATATACCTTTCCACCTGATACAACAACGGGGAGGGATCATTATCGTGTAAAAGTAGATGTATATGACGATTCAGATGATTCTGTCATTGGAACAAAATGGATTACTACATTAAACAGTGCTGGGGCTTTTCAGACTGATATAAGTAATATTTTGCAAACATTATTGGATGTAGATATGCCGAATGGCACAGAAACGACGATATACAGTACAACGAATTCATGTAAGAAATATTATCTGAAGGCACAGGAATACTGGGATGATAGCAATGGAATATTAACATTGCAGGGTACGGCGATAACATCTAATACAAAAAGCTGCATCGCATCAACCGAATACCCCGAGGAATCAGCTGGTGTTTCAAAAGGGTTATTGACAGATATGCCTATTTTGATCCGCGGAGGATATGGACAGTCGGCATTTATTACAACAGAAACAACAGGGATATATGTTAAAGTCACACGGTATAATGGTTCAACAGAGATAGATTCGATCAATTTAACGCTTGCAACTGGCGATAGTATTGATGGGTTAGTATTGATTCCATTAAATGACAAAATATACACGGCAGCAACAACGAGCATAAAAATAGGGGTTTATGATAGTACTGATGTATTGCTAAGTAATGAAAAAACATTAAGTATTGTCGATAGATGTACTGATGCTAAAATAATACAATTCAAAAACAAATATGGGCAGGTTGATTTTTATGGGTTTGACAGTTATACACATGAAGACAATATAAGTAGAACAGCAGTCTTAAATGATTTAATAAATTTTGATGGGTATATAAATATCACAAAGTATTATAAACTATTCGGGCGTTATGAAAACAGCACAGTGATGAACTGGCTGCGGCAATTGAACATGAGCAGGTATTTATATTTAGATAGTGAGCGAATAAAGGTAACGACTACAAAACAAGTTGTTATATCTGATGAATTAACGGCTTTGCAACTTGAAATAATACTACAAAATGAATATACAAATTGATGGTGAATATCTTGATTTGTATCCTGATATGAATATTGGGATAACGTTGTCAATAAATGATATTGATAATATCACGACACGCAAATCGTATAAGACACCTGAAATTAAGGTTCCTGCGACTGAAAAAAATCGGCGGTTATTAGGGTTTTTTGACGATATTACAAGCATTAAAAATTATTCTATCAATGCAGTATACAAAGACGACGTAATCGAATGTTCCGGGAAAGTAAAGTTTTATGAAGCAGTCATAGAGAATAATGCCGGCTATTTTAATATTCAGATAATTACAGGTAATGGCGATTGGTCTACTGTTTTTGAGGGAAAGTATTTACATGATTATGATTTTTCTACTATTGAACATACATATAATAGGGATAATATAATTAGTTCCTGGGTTGATGATGCAGATTATTTATATCCGCTTATCGATTACGGTAGATTTCATGGTACTCCGATAGTTGGAAGTTTATTAAATAGCTATGTGGGGGTGCATGATATGTTACCTTCCGTAAACATAAAAACAATACTGAATAAGATATTTAACGAACAGGGGTACAAAGTAGAAGGAATCCCTGAAAATTATTTTCTATTATCAAAGAACCCTAATATTTTCGACAAAGATGATGCAGATAATGCCTTATTTAAAGTATTCGGGTATCAGGATGAAATATATAGCCAAAATATCACTGCAGGGGCGATCGGGGATAGCTTGGATTTACGGTTAAATGGAATCCCTTCCGGAGATCCATTAAATGGTGAAACCATCGCATTTAATACAACGGATTTTGATAATGGTTCAAATTACGTCGCTTTAGATAGGAAATACACAGTTTCCAAAGCCGGGACATACGTTTTTTTGACGTCAATAAGGTTGATATTTGATTTTCCTACACGTTTAGATTACAGTGATGACATTGAAGTCACTATTGATTTATGTATTAATGATGTGATAGTGGCTACATATAACGATTCGATAAGTAGTCTCGGCGGTTCAAAAACTACAAATATTGAGGTAAAAGATAAAGCAAGGTATTTATCAATCGGTGATTATATAAATGTAAAAGCATCTGTAAATAATATCACGATAAATAACACATATTCTACTGACATTCCTGTAAGTGTCACAGTTGTACAGTCCTCATATTTTATGAATGAAACATTAACCCGACCGGCAGATGGGTATGAGTGGAGTTATAAGGATTTTTTACCTAATCTGAAGGTATTGGATTTTTTAAAAGGTATTATCCATGCGTTTAATTTTTATGTATTGACATCAACAAATGAAAGAAAAGTTGAGTTCATAAAATATAATGACTTTTATAGTTCTGATAGATATAACAAATCTATCAATAAGTTAAAGACAATAACGATTAAAAGGGCAGATATTGCATCTACAATAAATGTAAGGTATTTAATCGATGAAAAAGATAACGCAATAACGAATCAAAAAATATTATATTCATTGGGGAATGGTACCGGGTCAGTATCTGAAATTATAAACCCTGTTTTTGCGACAAATCACGTTGCCACATCGTTACAGCTAAGCTATATGCTTAATCCGTATTTAGCAATAGCTTGCCCGTTATTGTATAACACAGAGAACATATATCAGACCAGTCCTTATTTAATCCCGGTTCAAAGTTTCGATTTCCTTCCAAGGTTGATTTTTTATAATGGGCAAAAGGTAGGGACGATAAAATTGGATGGCACAAATACTACCGATATTCCTGATATAACAAATGGTGACTTGAAATTAAGTGATTTAAAAACATATTATGACAGGTTGATATATCAAAAAAATAACGGTGAGATATTACAATGTATGATTGACTATGCAAGTAACGAAGTAGCGGACATTATAAATAATACAGGCGACTATACTTTTAGGAAATTAGTATTAATAAATGAGGTTGAATATATTTTAACTCAAATGAATAACTATATTTCCAAAAAAGGATCGATGTGCATGCTTGAGAAATACGACCCGATCAGTGTTGGAGTTACAAGTGAAATAGTTAATATTGTGGATAATCAACAAACGCAAAACAATGGAACCGGTGGAGGCTCATCCGGAGCAGGTAGTGTGAGTGAATTAAAAAAAATAGGGATTACAACAACAGAAGACGACAAGGAAACAATATTAAATATCGGGTTCGAATATACATGGTTCAATATAGGGTATTGCATTAATGAGAGTACCGGGTTAAATGAAATTTATTTTATAATAAGCACTACGAATACTACTGTAACGGTAAAGACATTAGTAAAATGTAAAATAGCATGGGAGGCAAGGAAAGATGGCTGATAATATAAGTACATATCGTATAGAAATAAAAGGTACACAAGAACAAGTATCTAAACTGACTGATATTGATATTGCACTAAAAAAATTAAGGGAAGAAAAAAACAAGTTAGAAAAGGAAGCATTATCTTATGCAAATAAAGTAGATACGTTAAATGATCAGGAAAAAGATTCATATACAGAATTAAAAAATAAGTTATCAGAAATAAGTACCGAGATACGTTCAAATCAAAATACACGAAAGTCGTTAAATAGTACGATTGAAAATACAAACAAATTAAACACAGCACAAGTTGGCAGCTATGAAAGATTAACAGCTGCAAATAGTAAGCTTACATCAATAATGCGGAAGCTAAACCCAAATATTGCGGATCAGCGGAAACAATTTGATTTAATCACAGCGAAAATAAAAAGTAATACGGACAAACTGAAGGGCTACGATGAGCAAATGGGTCGCTTTAATCGTAACGTTGGAAATTATGCCGGTGATATTAAAAGTGTCTTCAGTCAATATGGTGTTAACTTTTCAAAATTAGAAGGGATAATGGCACTGTTTAAAAAAGCAATAGTAGGTGTTAACGCATCTACAAATGCAACAACAGAATCACAGCGTGTAAACACTTCAGTAACTACAAAACAAAGTAATGTACAAAGAATTGCAACAGCTACCAGTAACGGGTTGAGCAAAGCAATGAAAATATTAAAAATAGCTATCGCCAGTACCGGGATAGGGTTGTTAGTGATTGCAATAGCAAGTTTAGTCTCTTATTTCAAAAGTACAGAAGAAGGAGCCACAAGACTACAAAAAATATTAGCACCATTTAAAATATTATTTGGTAACATTAAAGATATTGCTGCCGATTTAGGTGAGCGGCTTGTAAATATATTTAGTAATCCAAAAGATGCGGTCATTTCTTTATGGAATACGATAAAAACAAATATTGTAAATAGGATCACAGGTATAGGCGATCAGTTTAAGGCAGTAGGGAAAATAATAAAAGCAGCTTTGAATCTTGATTTTGATACTGTAAAAGAGGGAGTAGCTGAACTCGGAGAATCAACAACACAAGTTTTGACAGGGGTAGATAATTTAACTGTAAAGGTAAAAGAAAATATCAAAGGTTTTGTAGATGGAGTAAAAAAAGGCGTTAAAGAAACAATCGATGAGACTGAGAAGCTAAAACAATTAGAGGAGGATCAACTTGCATTACAAAAACTAACACGTGATACATTAATAGAAAACGCAAAGAGAGAAGAAAACATACAACGATTACGGATACAAGCTAAACAGGAAGATAAATATACAGATGAAGAAAGGCTGCGATTTTTAAATGAAGCACTCGCATTAGAAAAGGAAAATTTAGATGCTAATTTGAATATTAAGGAGGAAGAACATCGTATAGCTAAAGAGAAAGCGGATTTATCAAAATCTGATGCGGCTACTTTAGACGATATTGCACAGAAGGAAGCAGCATTATATTCTGAAAGGGCAAACTATTATTCATCGATACGAAGACTTGAAAGCGAGAAACAAACATTTTTGAAAGAGAATGCAACTCAAAATGCAAAACTTATTGAAGATGAGAATAAACAAAAGGCAAAACTTATTGAAGATGA